TCTGAAGTGTAAAGACATTTTGAATGTCTGGTCTTAGTTTGTTGCCCAGAGAATCCACAACAACATTATTATGAAGTGGGAAACAATAATTATACCCTCTGTGTGCGGCAATGCCTCTTAGGGACGCAACTTGAAACATCTGGTTTCCCAGTTGTCCAAGCACACCAAGTGCGTTGAAACCTATCATGCTCCACTGACTCCATTCTCTTCAGGATAGTAGTAATGTTCCCAACAATCATTCAAGTGATCGCGATGGACTTGTTCTTCTACCCAACGATAGGTGCGAAAGATACCGTCCTCAAGTGAGATCTCATAGTCCCATTGAAGAACTTGTCGAATCTTATCATTCTGTGAGTTGCGCCCCCGAACACCTAAAGGACCATCAATGTGAGAAACAGTAACCTCTTTACCAGCGACACTTGCAGTGATCTCAATCAGTTGATTGATTGATACCATTTGTTCTGACCCAATATTAATAACTTCCTTGTAGTTTGACTCCATCAAACGTCGCGTGGCTTCAATGCAGTCATCAATGTACAGGAACGATCTAGTTTGTTCACCGTCTCCCCAACACTCAACAGATTCTCCAGGCATAACAGATGCAACCTTTCGGCACATTGCGGCTGGAGCTTTCTCCCGTCCACCTTTCCACGTACCCTCTGGACCGTAGATATTGTGATACCTGGCAACACGAACTTCAAGACCGTGATTCCGTGCATAACTGAGATATAGACGTTCTGAAAACAACTTCTCCCATCCGTATTCACTGTCTGGATTTGCAGGATACGCATCCTCCTCCCTGAGGCCAGGGTTCTGAGGATCTTCTTGAATGTGAGAAGGATAAGCACACGCAGATGATGAATAGAAGATCTTGGGGACCTTACGACCATAACCTTTGGTCTTAACAATCGCATCCAGAAGATTGAGATTAATCATTGCAGAGTTGTGCATAATCTCTGCGTCAAAATCTCCGACGAATACGAACCCTGCACCTCCCATATCAGCGGCAAACTGATACACTTCATCAAACCCTTCGATGTATTTGAAGGGAACAGAGTTAAAAAAGTTACCTTGTGTACCCTTATACTCTACAACACGATTGACAAATGACTTGTCTCTAAGGTCACCAATGACAAACTCATCGGCTTGGTGACGTGAGAACTCAGGATGTTTAAGATCTACACCACGAACCCAATATCCCTCTTCTTTCAATCTTTTTACCATATGGGAACCGATGAAACCTCCGGCCCCAAGAACTAATGCAGTCTTCATCAGTGACATAAATGAATCAATGTATTTATTATACCAAAAAAGGGGTAGAATATCTACCCCCTGATCAGGCTCGCCACTTGTTTTTTAAAGGAAACAAGAAACCTTATTCATTAGGCTCTTCATCATCTTTGATATAACAAGGTCTATCTAGAAGCCAGTTTGTGTAATCAACGTCTTCAATGGCTAGAACACATTGATCCTGATTATCGAAGAGATAAACATCAGACCAACGATTCGTATAATAGTCTTTGACTTGCATACGAAAATCTTTTACACCGTTGTCTAAAATACCATTATCAGTGTAACGTACATCTCCACGTTCAAGAACGACTTTCACTGTGCAACCACTCCATTAGATTGAAGATCTTCTTTGATTAGATCGACAACATATTCATATGTGTCATATGGATCATCATAGAACTCAACTCCTTGATCCTCATAATATCGCAGAATTTTTTTATAAAGTTTAGGATTCTGGAAATCAAGTGAGACTGACCCATCCACAGTCTTAGACAGAACATCGACGTTCTTTTTAAACTTAGACAGTAATGACATTGTAGTGAAAAGTAGATTGGATCCCCTGATGGGGAATACCTCTGCAGAGAGTCGAACTCCGTTCACACCGTTATAAGCAGTGGGCCTTAACCGATAGGCGACAGGGGCAAGAACATTACGGGGCGTCGTTGTTGTATGTATTATACAGCAACAGGTAATCGTCTGTCAACTGATCGTGGTCGGTTTTTCGATCGTCCTGTCGTTGATCGGACTGTTCTTTCTGTTTAAGTTCGGTTGATTGCATTTCTGTGCAGATGAATTAAAAATATTTAGAAAACGGAAGGTGGGAGAGTCGAACTCCCAAGGGCTTAACACCTCAACTGTTTTCAAGACAGGTACCGTCGCCAATCGGTTTGACCTTCCTCATTTTTTCAATGCAGCCATAGAATTTCTAGGGACTTTGTATTGAAAGTTCTCCTTTAAATCATACACCAGTTCATAGTTTTCTGTCAAGACGTAGTATCCAGTAAGATTCACACCATCATCGACCCATCCGTAGCTGATCAATCTTTCATTAACATCACGTAAATCAATCTTCCTATCAGTGTTAAGGTAGTGGTTGAATTTCTGATGCAAATTGATCATCGTTCCTCAAAATAGAGTTTACGAACCTGACGTTTGCGTCGGTTCTCCTGGTATTCTAAGTCCTGATTGGACAAGGCACTGCGATTGTTCAGATTGTTTTCCAATTTGGTTAGCACGACTTTACTCAAGTCCACCGCTGAGATCTTGTCGTCCTGCACCACCATCATGTTCGGGCACCCGCACGACTGTGGTTTCGTCGAGCTGATCAATTCGACATTGCAAACTTTGCATCTGGCAGATAACATTTTTCAATAGTCCTTTAATTTCGTCAAGTTCTTCGTGTATATCTTGGTGGTGAAATCGTAGTGGTTTCTGAATCAATTTTTTAAATTTCTTTTCTTTCATCGCAATTAAAACAATCTCAACTCATTCTCATTAATTGTATTTATTGATGGGAAGTATCGGATTCGAACCAATGACTTACTGCTTGTAAGGCAGCCACTCTACCGCTGAGTTAACCTCCCGATAAAGGATTACGAAGAAATATTTTTCTGGTAATCTAGTTTGACCCAATTAAGAAGTGCATTGACTTCCATAATGTTTTGAGTGTCGAACGGTGTCTCCACTCTGAGTTTCAACATATAATTCTCAAGTGCCGAAATGGCAACTTCTTTGTCTCGTTGTGAAATAAGTGACATAGTTTTTCTTGTTGAAAGGCGACTCAGGTTGGGGTCGAACCAACGACCGACTGCTTAGAAGGCAGTTGCTCTATCCACTGAGCTACTGAGTCATTACTTTTTTATTATATGGTGTCGTCGGTCAGTTGTCAACCATCAATGATCAAGATTCTCACAGGGGACTCGTTAATCTCTTTGTCTCCAATCGTCTGGTTTATCATCACCAAACCATTCTACGATGTCATCAGCACCCGTAAATCTTCCGTGACCGAATCGTTCATGACCCAATCCACCTATATCTAGTTGATTGAGAAAGTCGTCCATTGCGTTCATATCTGGGTTCTCAGCTTTGCGTCTTGCTTGACGCAGAATCGTTGCAGCAGAGCGATTTGCCTTCGCAAGTTTTTCTGCCCAGATCATTTCATTAAGTTCAACCGTTTCTTTTTTGACTATCTTTTCACAGATCGCCTCAAGACGGAGGCGATATTGCGTTGAAAGCATATGTAATCTCCGAAAGGCTATTTAATTCTAGATTCCAAATCGTTGATACGATTAAACTCTTCATACGCTCGCTCTGATCTTTCAGAAAGAATGTCGGCCAGATCATTGAGTATGGTTTCATTACCAATCTGTTCGTCAAGATACTTGTCAATCGCTTCTTTCAAGTATCTTTTACGATGCCATTCAGTTGTGTAAGGTTTGTAATTTGACATAATGAAAAATGAAAGGAATTACATAAGACAGTCATCGACAACCACAACTTCTATTTCTGCGTCTTTTTTGTACCACTCAGAAAACTCTTCGTAGATAGAAGTAGCATTATCAACTTGATCACTGTTTACCAGAAAATTCATTCTGGTTTGTGTCCAATCCATTACGGAGTGAACGTTATCTTCCATTCGTTGGAATTCTTCAGGAGTGCTGTTGACTGGTTGGAACATAGTAGTCCTTTTTCATGTAACGGCCTAGTATGTTGCTATTATAGAAGGCAGGTGACCCATCTGTCAACTGCTCTGTCAATACATTATTTAGGAAGAGCTGTTTTGTTTCTTCGTAATTACAATGACCCTTTGTTTTGTGCAAACTTAAAATTTGTCTGGTGAACTCTGAGTGCCCGTATAGTTTGACATCCTCTTTGAGTTCAGGGCAGGAACCGTAATATATTTTCCAATCGGACTCTGACTTAACTTTTCTAGATTTTCCTTTTGGTGTGCGGTAACTCCAAAAATATTTTCTCCCAAGATAGCTACGACCAGTTTGGTTGCAATGAATATGATATACAAAGCCAAAATAATCTTGAATATGATCTGAATCAAATATTCTCCCATCGTATTGCCAGGGATTCTCATAACTCATATAGCTTGGTAGCTGTTGAGCCTTATTTATTTTTCAACCCTGACAGAGTTATTATAGTCACAAAAAAAGAGGAGGCAAGGCCTCCTCTGGATTATGAGTAATTTAAAAGTTCTCTACAAGTCCTCTTGCAAATTTGTGTTTTATCGTCGCAATCAATCAAACAATTAAAGTAGTCATTAATTAGATCGTTTTGTTCATTACAATAGTCCATCGTTTCATTTAAGGTCCTCCACTCAGCTAATTGATTGTGGGAAATTAGATTGTGCATAATAACCTCTGATGCATTAGAACGAATAACAAAAAAGTTACATCGGATACACCACTCATTGACACACTATCTAGGTATGTTTATGTTAATTCACTAACATTTGTTTCTTTTTAATATATCTTATTATTAAATTACTATCTATTGAAATTTTTATTCCAATCTTGTTTCATCGCTCCTAATGCCCACGCTTGAGAGAGACTCTTCGGGCCCTCTTTCAATAACTGGATTTGACATGGAGATAGACCAGCCTTCTTTTCCAAATACTCCTGTCTCCACAATTTCTGGTTTTGGTTGTTCATCTTCTTTCTCCCATTGTTTTTTTATGTCCTCAACTTGACGATCAACGTCTTGCATTGTACTTTCTATTTTGGCTTCGATATACCATTTTTCAACAAAAGAGAATAGATACGACAAAATAAGATCAAGGGGAGGTTTCTGTTTAGAAATCCACCTCTTGATCTTCTGAATATCAGATTCTTTTTCTTTGTCTAAAACGACTTCAAAGTTTAAACCCACTGAAGGTGTCTTTTTTGACATCCTGTTTAATGCCTCCCACGACATAACTTTCGACTTCCGTCTCCTGGGGCGCGACTTGTAGACCCTTGGATGAGATCCAGTGTTGCGTCCAGGGCAGAGGGTTGTTGTTGGCTGGAATATCAAAGAGGGGTTTCAGACCAATGGCTTTCAGTCTACGGTTTGCAATCCATTCAACATACTGACCCAACAGTTTGTCGTTGAGACCGATCATCGAACCGTCTTTGAACAAATATTCAGCCCAGGTCTTTTCTTCCTCTACACAATCACGGAACATCTGATAAACGTTTTCCTCTTCTTGTTTAGCGATGATCGTCATATCTGGATCATCACCCTCACGCCACTTGTTCATAATATTCTGCGTGAGAACAAGGTGTTGGTTCTCGTCTCTGGCAATCAGGGAGATGATCTTTGCAGAACCCTCCATCAGTTTAAGTTCACCAAAGGCGAATGAACAGGCAAAGGATACGTAGAAACGAATACCCTCCAGAATGTTCACGTTTGCGACTGCACGGTAGAGTTTCCTCTTGAGTTCAAACAGTGTGTCTCTCGCTGCAGGCACACCCTCTAGATTGTGTTCCCACTGACTCCCACTCGCCCATTGTTGTGCAGAACGAATAAACTCATTATACGCAGAGGTTACACTCTCTGCACGTCTCACGATATTTGGATCCTCAGTGATCGTATCAAAGATCTCTGATGGGTCTGGGTAGATATTCTTGATAATGTAGGTGTATGAACGGGAATGGATCATCTCCATAAACTCCCACACCGTCATCGATGCCTCCAGTTCAGGCAGGGAACAGAATGGAATGAAAGCCATTCCAGGGCCTCTACCTTGAACACTGTCTAACATAATCTGATACTTCAGATTAGAGGTGTAGATGTGTTTCTGTTCTGGTCTTAGCGATTGATAGTCACCACGATCCTTCTGTAGAGACACTTCTTCAGGTCTCCAGAAGTATCCAAGTTGTTGTGTTGTGAGTTTATCGAAGATGGGGTATTTGTAAGAGTCGTACCTCTGTACACCTAGAGGCTTACCAAAGAACATTGGTTGTTTCTTAGTATTTACTTTTTCTGGGTTGAACACAGTCATACCTTCGATGACTGGCTTGGTTTCTGAAGTAAGTTTAAACTGCACAGGACTCACAAATCTCCTCCTCTTTTACTAGCAATTGACTGATTATGTCATCGATATTATCCTTCGTCTCTACTTCATCCGTCTTGAGATCATGAGTATTGTGATAATAAGAAGTTTTCCAACCATACTTGTATGTAGTCAAAAAGTCTTTCGCCATTTCTGACACTGGGACTTCATTATCAGGGTAGTTCTCTGGATTGTATGACCAATTACCAGAGATGGCCTGATCGAAGAACTTCTGCATCACTGCAACGATTTTAATGTATCCATCATTCGATGGCATATCCCAGAGAAGAGTGTAGTTATTCTTGAGAGAACCAAACTGGGGAACGATCTGTTTGAGCGGCCCCTTCTTAGACTTTTTAATGGACAAATAATCTCTAGGTGGTTCGATTCCATTGGTTGCGTTTGACACAACGGAACTGCTCTCCGATGGCATCTGTGCGGACAGTGTACTGTGTCGCAGGCCGTGTTCCAGGATTGATGCTCTAAGACCCTCCCAATCATAATTGTAGGCGGGTGGCACCAATTCATCTACATCCTTCTTGTATGTATCAATCGGCAGAATACCTTCAGAATACTTAGTCCGACCAAAGTCGTGACAGTATCCTTTCTCCTGTGCAAGTTGGTTGGATGACTTGATCAGGTAGTATTGGAACGCCTCAGTCAAATCGTGGACCAGTTGTAACGCACCAGGATCATCATAATGTTCCCCGTGACGTGCAAGGTAGTGTGCAAGTCCAATGAACCCGATGCCAAGGGATCTACGCGCCTTCGTGGCTCGTTCTGCAGCTGCGACAGGATACTCTTGATAGTCGATCAGTTCCTCAAGACCACGCACTGCAAGATCACAGAGTTCCTCTAGTTCATCCAGGCTCTTGAGTTTACCTACGTTGATTGCAGAAAGAATACACAGAGCGATTTCACTTCCAGAATCATCAATGTGATAAAGAGGGTAGGTGGGAAGAGTGATCTCCTGACAGAGATTACTCATATAAACGTGATCCTTGAACGAGGAGTGTGAGTTACAGTGGTCAATGTTCATAATGTAGATACGACCTGTCTCAGCCCGTTCTTTAAGGAGGTTGAGAATGAGTTCTTGTGCCTTAACAACTTTTTTCGGAATGGTCGTATCCTTTTCATATGCAACGTAGAGGTCATCAAACCTAGAGTTTCCAAAGCAATCATAAAGTCCAGGTACATCATGTGGGGAGAACAAAGTAATCTCACCGTCTTGAATGAATCTTTCATAAAACAACTTACAAATTTGAATGGAGTAGTCAAGTTTACGGACGCGATTATCTTCCGTACCCTTATTGTTTTTCAAGACTAGAATGTCTTCTATTTCTTGATGCCAGATGGGGAAGTGGACTGTCGCGGATCCACCTCGTATGCCATTTTGCGTGCAACATCTGACAGTCGCTTCAAACTTCTTGAGAAATGGTATAACACCTGTGTGTTGAACTTCTCCCCCT